GGAAACGTTGGAATTGGAACTACTTCACCTAGTGCAACTCTTAATATTAAAAGCTTAAATAGTTTAAATTCTGATTCTTTATCTGATGTAATTACAAAATCAGAGTTTAAATTACAATATAGAGCCGACGATTTATCTTCAATGTATCTTGGTGGATTAGGAAGTGAAAGAGGATATTTACAATCTATAAATAATGCTGAAAACGCTGGCACATCATTTTCTTTAAATCCTTATGGAGGCGATGTAGGGATTGGAACTACTTCGCCTGCAACTAAATTAAACATTAGAAGTGACGCATCTGATGATGGCATTTTATTAGAAAAATCTGATGGTACAGATATAGTTAGATTATTTCACGATGGCACTTCTACTAATGCACGACTTGATATGTTTAGTGGTGGTTCAGCCACAATACAATTAAAAGCGAATGGAATTACACATTTTTCAGGAGGAAACGTAGGAATTGGAACAACTTCACCTGGTTATACATTTACAGTTTTTAAATCTATAACAAATGATTGGCTTGCTCTGTTTGGGAACACTTATAATGGGGCTGGTAATGGTGTGTTGATAGATGCGGGGAATGGAAGCAGTGGCGAAATATTAAGATTAAGAGATAAAGAGGGTAATTCTAAAGTTTCTTTTTTATCAAATGGTAATGTAGGAATTGGAACTACATCGCCTGCCACTAAGCTTCACGTAATGGGAACTATAAAGTTAGGTGGTTATAGTTTTATTGGAGAAGATTTGTCCGACTTAGATAGTTTAACAATAGCATCTGACCATACGGAATCAATACATTTTGCTCATTATAATTCCAGCACTGGTACATATACTACCAATATGATTATAGACAGTTCTGGTATCGTTTCTGTTACAAATTCAGCAGACGCAATATTAAAGGTTGAAACATCAAGTGGAACAAGCTCATCAAGATTATTTTTAAAATCTCCAACAAGAGAATGGAGAATAGGAGTTAATGATGCTTTTAATAGTGGTTCTTTATTTGTTTATAATACTGAAGCAAATACATATCCGTTTCTTATAGACACTTCAGGAAACGTAGGAATTACAGCATCAGCATCATTAAGATTTAATACTACAACAGATAGTACTCACGCAGTGGGTTATGATTCTACAGTAGATGGTTCTTTCTTAAGAGGTCAAAATGGTGTGAGATTTATAACTGGCACAGGAGGTGGCACAGAAAGAATGCGTATAAGGTCAGATGGGTATATTCAACAAGGAATAGCAGGAACATCAACAAATGCTTATTATTTTTTTGATACAATAAATTACGGAGATTCAGGTATTATTTTTAGAGATAATATATCAACAAATTCTGGATATTTGACTTATAATCACGGCCAAGATGCTATGAAGTTTGCTGCAGGTGGAAGTGAAAGAATGCGTATTGACAGTTCAGGAAGCGTAGGAATTGGGACGACTTCGCCTAGCTATAAATTAGATGTTAATGGAACATTAAGGATGACCTCGAGTTATCATCAGAACGTAAACTTTACAAATACTCCTACATTTCAAATTGGGACAGATACATATTCTTCTGGGTTTTTTGTTTATGATAGTACTGCTGCTCAATATAGAATGGTAGTAAAATCTAGTACAGGCAACGTAGGAATCGGGACAACTTCACCACAAAGAAAATTAGATGTTGCGGGAGAAATTACGCATGAGGGGTTAGTACCTAAAGCAGGTGCTTTTGTGGATGGGCTAGTTACTATAAATAAAACAGTTTCAATTTCAGCAAACACATGGACTAGTTTAGATATTAGTTTGTCTAATATAGGCGGCTCGGGAACGTTCGCGGTTCAAGTGTACAGTGATGCGCATGGGAGCACTGGAGGCGCTTGGTACAGCATGTACTGGAGCGGTATAATGAGTTGGTTTCATACTAGCACCAATGATGATGATATAGATGAAATACCTTTACATATGGCGGGGCACGCGCGAAATAACAATACTTTAGAATTAAGAACAAAACTACATACAGCAGACGGAAGCAGTTATGCAAACAGGTGTGAATTACAAATTAAAACAGCTAACGCTTTATCATCTGCACCAATATCTTTTAGATTTAGAAAACTATTATAAATAAATAAATAATTAAAAAATGGCAATAACTTACAAATGGACAATTAATGCGTTGGACGCAAAAATTTCACACGACGGAAAATCAAACGTTGTAGACACAATTCACTGGGGCTATTCAGCTTCAGAGGGTGAAGCTCCTAATACTCATTCAGCGAGCTCAATAGGAACACACAGTCTTGAATATGACGCTGATAATTTCACACCCTATACGGATTTAACTGAATCAGACGTTGTTGGTTGGCTTGAAGCAGCATTAGATGTTGAAGCTATGAAAGCTAGTTTAGATGCTCAAATTGCATTATCAAAAGCACCAGTGAGTAAAACATTCCACTCACCTTTTATTGAGACTGTTGAATAAAAAATAAATTATGGCATTAACTAAGGTAAAACTTATAGCGGATGGTGTAATCACGTCTGCTAATCTTGACGCATCTCATGGTATAACCACTTCTGATATAGGTGAGGGTAGCAATTTGTATTATACAGATTCAAGAGTAAGTTCTTACCTTTCAACAAATGGTTTTGCCACACAAACAGATATAGTTGCAGCAATAACAGATTCAGCACCGGTTACATTAGATACGCTAAATGAATTAGCTGCAGCATTAGGTGATGATCCAAACTTTGCGACTACAACTGCAACTAGTTTAGGTTTAAAAGCACCATTAGCTTCACCGTCATTTACTGGTAATGCAACTTTTGCAGGAAATGTAACTGTAGGCACAGGAATTATAAAACCTTCTATTGGTGGGGATATTGCAATAACTCAAGGTGCTATTGGTTTAAGGATTAACGACGCTGCTTCTGCAATAAGCCCAACTACTGCTACTTCAAATAACGATAATGCAGTTGATTTAGGAGTTTCTAATATTAGATTTAAAGATTTATATTTAGGCGGTTCAATTACATCAGGAGGAAACGCAACTTTTGCAGGTTTTGTAAAAGCACCTTTTTTTACAACCGATGGTGGTCGTGGATTCAAACAAGATAGTGTAGCTTTTGTGGGTACATACTCAAACGGTAATGATGCTAATGGTGCTAATGATTTAGGTAGTACAACAAATCAATGGCGAGATATTTATATATCGGGAGATATTACTTCTTCAGCAGGTGGTGCAACTTTTGCAGGTAATATTACTTTTGGGGATTCGCATTTTATTGGTGATGATGCAGATGATAATTTATTAATACAAAGTTCTGCTAATGAAAATATTATTATTAATTCTGTAGATGATTTATTTTTAAGAACAGGGGGAACTACTAAATTAATAGTTAAAAATGGAGGAAATGTAGGAATTGGAGAAACAAGTCCAGATGTTAAATTACATATAGTTACAAGTGACCAAAGTATTGCAAAATTTGAATCATCAAATTCTGATGGACCATACACTGAGTATTATCAGGGTTCTACACCTTTAGGTTTTATTGGTAATGCTCAGGGGTTGGCTAATGCTGGAAGCACAAATATGTGTGTTAGAGGTCAAAGCGAATTAGTGTTTGCTATTAGTAGTAGTGAAAGAATGCGTATTGGAAGTAATGGTTATGTTGGTATGGGTATTGCTAATACTAATAACCAAAGAATAACTTTAGCTGAAGCTGACTCTAACGGTTCACATATTAAAATGAATAATAGTCGAACTGGTGGTGGTTATTGGGTAAATGGCGTTGGTGATAATGGTTCAAATGCAAGTATAGTTTCACCTGGTGGTATATTTTGGTATAATGGAACTACTAGGATGGTTATTGACAATTCAGGAGATATAGGAATTGGGACGGCTTCGCCCAGCACTAGGCTGCATGTGTCAGCGGATTTTGATCCTGATGATGCTTTAGGTTATGTTCATATAGAAAACACTGATACAACACCAGGTAGCTCATTAACAAATTCGGCATTAACTGTTAAAAATTATCACGGTACTTCTCAATTTATGCAATGGGAAAACAATGGATTAAGGATAGGAAGTAGAATTTTAACAAATAGTGGCGTTGGAGATGTTGTTGTTACCGCAGGGACAGATAGTGAAAAATTAAGAATTACAGCTGATGGTGAAATGAAATTTATGCATTCTAATCATCGTTTTATAAGATGGTACTATGGAAATTCAGCTTTTAGTAACCCATTTATAACTATCATAAGTAATGCTACATCTGCCGGTACATACTCACAAATTAGTGTTAAGATAACAATGTTTGGTAGAGGTGTTAGTGCTAATTCTTCTCAATGGACAGAAGCAATGTGTACTGTTGATTTTACTTCTGATTCTGGAGGTACAATGCAAAATTTAACACAAGCAACAATTAGCCATACAACACTTGGAAACTCAAGGTCTGCAGGGACATTCTCAATTTCTGGAAATTCTCTAGGGTTTACACCAAATAGACAAACTAATTATGATAATTATGCTATTGAGGCAAATATTACATTTAGAAGTGCAACATTTGATTATTAAATTTTAAATTATGAATTGTAAATATTGTAATAAGACTATAACTGAATATGTAAAACTTGAAACATTACAAGATGGACAATGTTTTGCTTGTGGCTCTATTTTAAACCAAAGCGAAATAGATGCTAATTATGAAGAATATAAAGAAGAAATTATTGCTACACAAGGAGAAAGAATGCAAACTTTAGAAAATCAGTAAAATAAGTAATAATAATAAATAAGTATAACAATATAATTTAATCATTTAATTTTTAAAACCATGAGTGAAAACAAAATTACCCAAGAACAATTAGAAGAACTACAAGGATACGTAGGAAAACTAAACAACGCGGCAACGCAAATTGGAAACCTAGAACTCCAAAAACACCAACTACAACACGCAGCAAGTGAAGTTCAATCTGACTTAAACAAATTCCAAGCTAAACTTGAAGAAAAGTACGGAAAAGTACAAATTAATATTCAAGATGGAACGTATAAGCCAATTGAAGAAGAAGCTGAAGTTGTAGCAGAAGAAAAATAAGTCATGTCACTGGTAAGAAAAATTAGTATAGGTAGAGACTATAAGAATGACGCTATGCATTATTCTGTGGGTCAAGAAGTATATGGTGGGCACGTTATATGTGACATCGTAGAAGAATCTGATAAGTTTTCTATCTTTATTAAAAAAGGAAATGAAGTATTACCGTGGAAAGATTTTAATAAAAATATGGCAATAGCCGTAGAATACAATTTAGAATATTAATGCAAAGTTTATTTGATTTTATTATAAAACCAAAAAACAAAAGATACGATAATAAAAAATATATTGATGGTCAAGAACTTTTAGTTAATACTGAAATCTCTGACCATCGGTATGTTAGTCGTAGTGGGATAGTTTTAGGTATACCAAAATCTGAAGAAACAGAAATACAAGTGGGTGATGAGATTATAGTACATCATAACGTATTTAGGAGGTGGTACGATCAGCATGGCCGCGAAAGGAATACACGTAGTCATTACAAAGAAGATTTATATTTTGTAAAATCAGATCAAATATATTTATATAAACGAAATAACAAATGGAACGCCCCTAAAGGCTTTTGTTTTGTTAAACCAATAGAATCTACTCATATATTAAATAACGAAAAAGAACAAGCCCTAAGGGGTATTATAAAGTATGTTGACAAAGACATTAGCAGTTTAATAGAAAAAGAAGATTTAGTTGGCTTTACACCAAGTAGTGAATACGAATTTATTGTTGATAACGAAAGAATGTATAGAGTATTAACTAATTCAATATCTATTAAATATGAACGTCAAGGAAACGAAAAAGAATATAATCCAAGCTGGCTATGAAGCAGTCAAAGAACTCGTTAAAGTTGCAAAAGAACCGATTGTTGAAACTGATGATGATATTTCAGCCGATAGACTCAAGAACGCTGCAGCCACTAAAAAGCTCGCAATATTCGATGCATTTGAGATTTTAAATAGAATAGAAGAAGAAAAAGGTTTATTAGAAAACAAACCTAAAGAAGAAAAAGTTAATACGTTTAAGGGATTTGCAGAAAGAAGATCTAAGTAATGTACGAACAAACTTTATTTAAGGTTATAGAACCTATTAAAAAAACCACAATTAGTAGATTAAACAGATCTAAGAAGTGGGAATACGGATATAATAGCGAACACGACGTTATAGTTATATCCAAGACTGGCGAGATTGGTGATGTGTATAGCATACAGAATTTAAAAATAGCATTGCCAAAAGCTAAGGAAGTAGATACTAAATACGACAAATGGACGCCTCAGGAATACCCTAAGGAACTTAAATCTGTTAAGAGTATATTTGATTGGAGAGATTATCCGGATGAATTTAAACAAAGATGGCATGCATACATTGATAAAGAATTTACTAAACGTGACGAAGGGTATTGGTTCAACAATAAAGGGGTTCCTACTTATATTACTGGCACTCACTATATGTACTTGCAGTGGACCAAGATTGATGTTGGGAGACCAGACTTTAGGGAAGCAAACAGATTATTCTTTATTCATTGGGAAGCGTGTAAAGCAGATAGAAGGTGTTACGGAATGTGCTATCTCAAGAATAGACGTTCAGGTTTTTCGTTTATGGCATCCGGAGAGACCGTTAACTTGGCAACCATATCTTCCGATTCACGGTACGGAATATTGTCCAAATCTGGGGCCGATGCAAAGAAAATGTTCACTGATAAAGTGGTACCAATATCGATCAATTATCCATTCTTTTTCAGACCCATACAGGACGGTATGGATCGCCCCAAGACAGAACTCGCGTACAGAGTACCCGCTTCGAAATTTACACGAAAGAGATTCGAGTCTAAGGATAAACCACAAGAAATGGAGGGACTCGACACTACGATCGATTGGAAAAATACCGGGGACAATTCATATGATGGAGAGAAACTTTCACTCCTCGTCCATGATGAAGCCGGGAAATGGGAAAGACCAGAAAACATTCTCAACAACTGGCGCGTTACCAAAACCACGCTTAGGCTCGGTTCGAGAATAATTGGCAAGTGTATGATGGGGTCAACGAGCAATGCTCTTGACAAAGGTGGTGAAAATTTTAAAAAGTTATATAATGACTCAGACGTCACAAAACGAAATAAAAATGGACAGACTCGCTCGGGATTATATTCTTTGTTCATACCTATGGAATGGAATTTCGAAGGATTCATCGATTCTTATGGAGCACCTGTCTTCAACACACCGAGTAAGCCTGTTAAAGACCACCAGGGAGATTATATCGACGTCGGGGTTATCGAACATTGGGAAAATGAGGTTGAAGGATTAAAGGGGGATCAAGACGGTTTAAATGAGTTTTACCGTCAGTTTCCAAGGACAGAAGAGCACGCGTTTAGAGATGAAACTAAAAATAGTATATTTAATTTAGCAAAAATATACGAGCAAGTAGATTTTAACGAAGAAGCAAAATATAGTGCGTTAGTCACTAAGGGTAGTTTCCAATGGCAAAATGGCGTAAAAGATACCAAAGTAGAATTTATACCTAATCCAAGCGGAAGATTTAATGTCAGTTGGGTTCCACCTATACGTTTACAAAATAAAGTAGTAATAAAAAATGGAGTTAAATACCCTGGGAACGAACATAGCGGTGCATTTGGCTGCGATAGCTACGATATATCCGGGACTACCGACGGTCAAGGATCTAAAGGCGCTTTACACGGTCTCACGAAGTTTAGCATGGAGGAAATTCCTGCTAATATGTTTTTTTTAGAATATATAGCTAGACCACAAACAGCGGAGATGTTTTTTGAAGATATATTAATGGCATTACATTTTTATGGTATGCCAATACTTGCAGAAAATAATAAACCTAGATTACTATATTATTTAAAAAGAAGAGGATACAGGGGGTATTCAATGAATAGACCTGATAAAATATGGAATAAATTATCGGTCACTGAAAAAGAAATTGGAGGTATACCGAATTCAAGTGAAGATATAAGACAAGCACACGCATCCGCAATAGAAAGTTATATTAATACTTATGTGGGTGAACAAGAAAATGGAAACTATGGGGATATGTATTTTAATAATACATTAAACGATTGGGCTAAGTTTGATATAAATAAAAGAACAAAATTTGATGCAGCTATCAGTTCAGGATTAGCAATTATGGCGTGTAATAAACATAGATACGCACCAAATCAAGTTAGACAATTAAAAAGTAAAGTTAATTTTAGTTTTTCTAAATATAACAATAATGGAAATTTTTCAAAAATAATACAATAGATGGCAAGAGTATCACCAAAAGGTATTTTTCCGAGTCAAGCAGTTAGCGACACAGAAAAGGGAGGTTTAGATTATGGACTCCAAGTTGCTAAAGCTGTTGAGTCAGAATGGTTCAAAAAAGATTCAGGAGGATCTCGCTATTTCTCGAATAGAGACAACTACCATAACCTTAGGTTATATGCAAGAGGCGAGCAAAGCATTAAAAAATATAAAGATGAATTATCCATTAATGGGGATTTGTCTTATCTAAATTTAGATTGGAAACCAGTACCTATTATTCCAAAGTTTGTGGATATAGTTGTTAACGGTATTGCTGAAAGAGCTTACGATTTAAAAGCATATTCAATAGATAATATAGCCACTGCCGCTAGAACAAAATATGTTCAGGGTTTAGTTGAGGATATGCGCTTACGTGAATTTAAAGAGGGGGTAATTGCAGCAACTGGTATCGATACTTTTAAAAACGATAAAGAAAACATTCCAGAAAGTGAAGAAGAACTTTCTGTTCATATGCAGCTTGATTATAAACAAGCGGTTGAAATTGCTCAAGAAGAAGCTATAAATAATGTTTTTGATTTAAACAAATATGAATTATTAAAGAAAAGATTAGATTACGATATTGCAGTTTTAGGAATAGGTGCTGTAAAAAATAGTTTTAATACAGCCGAAGGAATTAAATTAGAATATGTTGATCCCTCTGATTTAATATACTCCTATACAGATTCTCCATATTTTGATGATTTATATTATGTAGGTGAAGTAAGAAGAGTGAGTTTAATAGAGCTAAAAAAACAATTTCCACAATTAACAATAGAAGATATTGAAGAAATTGAAGGAAAAGGCAATAGCTCATTATTATATAATCAAATTGGTGTAAATTCTTCAGATAAAAATTTTGTATACGTTTTGTATTTTGAATACAAAACATTTCAAAATCAAGTATACAAAATAAAAGAAACTAATAGCGGAGCGGATAAAGCAATTAAAAAAGACGATACATTTAATCCTCCTAAAGATTCTAGAGCTAGATTTGAAAAAGTAAATAGATCTATAGAATGTTTATACGAGGGAGCAAAAATTGTAGGGCACGACAAGTTGTTAAAATGGCAAAAGGCTGTTAATATGACAAGACCTAAATCTGATATTACAAAAGTTCAGATGAGTTATAATATTGTAGCGCCTAGAATATATAAAGGAAAAACTGAATCATTAGTTAGTAGAATGACATCATTTGCTGATATGATTCAAATTACACATTTAAAACTTCAACAAGTATTATCCCGTATGGTACCAGACGGAGTGTATTTGGATGCTGACGGATTAGCTGAGGTTGATTTAGGTAACGGAACTAATTACAATCCGCAAGAAGCGTTGAACATGTTTTTTCAAACCGGTTCAGTTATTGGTAGATCGATGACGCAAGATGGAGAATTTAATAATGGAAGAGTACCAATACAAGAATTAAGAGCTGGAGCAGGTGGCCAAAAAATACAAAGCTTAATTCAGTCTTATAATTATTATCTGCAAATGATGAGAGATGTCACAGGGTTGAATGAAGCAAGGGATGGAAGCACGCCTGATAAAAATGCTTTAGTTGGTTTACAAAAATTAGCTGCGGCAAATAGTAATACAGCGACAAGACATATATTACAAGCCGGTTTGTATATTACTTTAAAAACCGCTGAAGCCATATCCTTAAGAATATCAGATGTTTTAGAGTATTCAAACACTAAAAATTCATTTATTCAATCTTTAGGTAAATTTAATGTTAACACTTTAGATGAAATAAAAGGGTTACATATACACGACTTTGGTATATTTTTGCAGCTGTCGCCTGATGAGGAAGAAAAACAATTGCTTGAAAACAATATACAAATGGCAATGAATCAAAAGCAAATAGAATTAGAAGATGCTATTGATGTAAGAGAAATTAAAAATTTAAAGTTAGCCAATCAGTTATTAAAATTAAGAAGAAAGCAAAAGTTTGAAAGAGATAGACAAATCCAAATGGAAAATATCCAAGCACAGTCTCAAGCTAACGCTCAGTCAGCTCAAGCAGGGGCCGCCGCAGAAATACAAAAACAGCAAGGGATTGCTGAAAGCAAAGTACAAATTGCACAAGCACAATCGCAATTCGATATTGCAAAACTTGAAAGGGAAGCAGAAATCAAAAAAGAGTTAATGGAATACGAGTTTCAGCTTAATATGAAGCTTAAAGAGCAGGAGAACCAGGTGATTAACAATAAAGAGAAGTATAAAGAAGATCGTAAAGACGAAAGAACAAAAATACAAGCTTCACAACAAAGTGAACTTATAGACCAGAGAAAATCTGGAAAACCACCAAAAAGTTTTGAATCCGCTGGATTTGATAACTTAGGTGGATTTGGATTAGAACAATTTGATCCAAGATAAATTTTTAACAATTATATTTTATTATGTCAGAAAACATCAAAGCGGAAGCTTTAGACATTGAAGAAAAGTCTATTGCTGAAAAAGAAGCAGAAGTACAAAAAATACCGACCAATGAGGACGGTGATTACACTGTGGATTTAGGAAAAATTAACGAACCAAAAGAAGAAACAGATGCCGTTCAAGAACAAAAAACAGAAGATGGCGTGTTACGCGGAAGCAGCGAGAATGAAAAAGATGGGAAAGAAGCCAAAGTGGAACTGCAAGAAGTACAGCAAGAAAAAATAGAAGAACCTGTACTTGAAGAAGTTATTGAAGAAGAAGTTTCGGAAGAGCCAGCCCCAGTAGCTAAAGAAAAACAACTAGAGCCAGAAGTTGAGCCGGCTGAAGAAACAAAAGAGCCAAAAGTAAACTTACCAGAAAATATACAAGATTTGGTTAAGTTTATGGAAGAAACTGGTGGAACTCTTGAAGATTATGTCAGATTAGGTGCTGACTATTCAAATGTAGATCAAAATACATTATTAAGAGAATATTATAAACAAACAAAACCTCATTTAAGTTACGATGAAGTATCGTTTTTATTAGACGATAAATTTTCATACGATGAAGAAGTAGATGAGGAAAGGGATATTAAAAGAAAAAAACTTGCTCTTAAAGAGGAAGTCGCAAATGCCAATAAGTTTTTAAATGAAACTAAGGAGAAATACTATAAGGAAGTCAAGTTGAGTTCTAAATTAGCTCCTGAGCAACAAAAAGCTATTGAATTTTTTGACAGATACAATAAAGAGCAAAAATCAGCTGAAGAATTATTACAGCAGCAAACACAACATTTTCAACAAGAAACTAGTAAAGTTTTTAACGAAGAATTTAAAGGTTTTAATTTTAACGTAGGAGACAAAAAATACCGTTTCAATGTAAAAGATGTTAGTAAAGTAAAAGAAACTCAAAGTGATTTATTAAATGTTTTTAATAAATATGTTGGTGACAATCAAATGTTACAAGACGCTGGGGGCTATCACAAAGCTTTATTTGCCGCTTCTAATCCTGACAAAATAGCTAATCATTTTTATGAACAAGGTAAAGCGGATGCAATCAAACAAATGAGCGCAGAAGCTAAAAACATTAACATGGACCCTAGAAAAACTTCTAGTGGATATGTTGAGGCCGGTGGAATAAAAGTAAAAGCCATTTCTGGTGACGATAATTCTAAGCTAAAATTTAAACTTAAAAATTATTAACTAACAAAAAAAAATTAAAATGGCGAATAATAATTCATTTGCTGGCCCATTGGCTGGCAGCATTTTGACTCCTTCGGCTCAAAAAATGACAACCTTAGGAAGTTACTTAGACATTCAAAACGATGGATGGGCTAAACAATATCTACCTGAGCTTTATGAAAGTGAAGTACAGAGATATGGGAACAGAACTATTTCTGGATTCCTTTCACAAATTAGTGCAGAAATGCCAATGTCTTCTGATCAAGTAATTTGGTCTGAGCAAGGTAGACTACACTTATCTTACAACGGTACAATTAACTGTACAGATGGTGTTGTAACTGCAATAACTGGAATTGATAGCGGTGCTACTGAGGCTCATGCTGTAAGAAAAGGCGCTACTGTTGTTGCTGAAATTACTGGATCTGGTGGGACAGTAGTTGTAAAAGCTTATTGTAAGGCTGGTGTTGAGGCGTCAACTTCAACATTAACATTAAAACCTTACGGTGGAGCTAATTTTGATGATTTAGATGTTTTAGTTGCTGGCGATACAGCTGTGGCTATTAAATTTTTCGTATACGGTTCTGAATTTAAAAAAGGAACTGCTAGTATGACTGAATCAATAGAGCCTACATTCAAAACTTTCACTAACAAGCCAATGATTATCAAAGATCACTTCGAAATCAATGGATCTGATACTGCTCAAATTGGGTGGGTACAAGTAAGTGGTGAAAGCGGAGAGTCTGGATACTTATGGTACTTAAAATCTTCTGCTGATACAAAAGCAAGATTTGACGACTATTTAGAAATGATTGCTATTGAATCTGAAAAATCTGATTCAACTGCTGATTCTGACATTCCAGATGGTTCTCAAGGATTACTTTCTGCTATTGGCGAAAGAGGAATTGTAGCTACAAATCAATTTGATTCAGGTGCAGTATTATCTGAATTTGATGATGTATTAAAAGAATTAGACAAGCAAGGAGCTATCGAAGAAAACATGCTTTTCTTAGACAGAGACGCTAACTTAGTAATTGATGACTTACTTGCAGGTTTAAATCCAAATATTTCTGGAGGTCTTGGTTTTGGAGTATTTAATAACTCTGAAGACATGGCGTTAAATTTAGGTTTTTCTGGTTTCAGAAGAGGTTCTTATGACTTTTATAAAACTGACTGGAAATACTTAAATGACAAGTCAACAAGAGGTTCAATCGGTGGATTAAAAGGACTTTTAATTCCTGCTGGAACATCTTCAGTATATGACCAAAACTTAGGAAGCAATGTTAGAAGACCTTTCTTACACGTAAGATATAGAGCTTCTCAAGCTGACGATAGAAAATTAAAATCTTGGGTTACTGGTTCAGTAGGTGGAGCATCTACAATCGGTGATGACAAAATGGAGATTCACTATCTATCAGAAAGATGTTTAGTAGTTCAAGCTGCAAACAACTTCATGAGATTTGACTCATAAATTTTAATGTAATTTTTACCCTCGTTGTAACGACGGGGGTAATCATTACTCTTATTAATTATATTATATTATATCATGACAAAAACTAAAGAAAAAGCAACTAAAGTTGCGCCCAAATGGGAAATAAAAGATAAATTATATCAATTATCAATAAATGAATCACCAATTGCTTTTATGGTAAAAACAAGAGGTATATTGTGGTTTGACGAAGAAAAGGGATACGAAAGAGAAATTAAATACTGTGAAAATCAAAAAACAGTATTTGTCGATGAAATGAAAGGACCTGAAAGATTATCAAGAATTGTTTTTAGAGATGGAAAATTATTTGTTCCAAAAGAAAAACAAACATTGCAAAAATTTTTAGCTATTCACCCGGACATGAATAAAAAATTCTACGAATACAATCCGGTTAAAGAAGCAGAAGATGACCTAGACGTTCTTGAATATGAAATACAAGCATTAACTATGGCCCAGAATATAGATATTGATCATGCTGAGGCGATATTAAGAACAGAGCTTGGAAATAAAGTATCTAAGATGACTTCTAAGGAACTTAAAAGAGATTTATTATTATTTGCTAGAAGCAATCCAGAATTGTTCTTAGAATTAGCAAATGACGAAAACATAAACATTAGGAATATAGGTATAAAAGCTGTTGAAAATGGCATTATATCTTTATCAAGTGATCAAAGAACATTTAAATGGGCGTCGAATGATAGAAAACTTATTACAGTTCCATTCGATGAAAATCCATATTCAGCTTTAGCGGCATACTTTAAAACCGACGAAGGTATTGAAGTATATCAAACAGTTGAAAAAAAATTAAAATAAAATGCTTATAGTGGTTAGGCCGCAAATAAGCGGCTTAATCATTATATAAATAAATATAAATGGCAATATCAGTAAATAAAGTATACAGAACCGTACTTTCAATAATAAACAAAGAGGGTAGAGGCTTTTTAACACCGGATCAATTTAATAGAATCGGAAGACAAGTACAGCTCGATTTATTAGAAAAAGCATTTTTTGATTATAATAAAGCTTTAAATAAAGAAAAAGGTAATATAACAAATAATGAATATGCAGATATTCCTAAAATTATAAAAGAAAAAATTGATATTTTTTCAAAAGAAGCGGAATTACCTATAACAGGTCTTGGTGCAATAAAAAAAGGTGTTAATGTTAGGGTGCGTACAACTACAACAGGTGTTAGCATACCAACTCAAGTCACCGCTGGCACATATTCTAATTTAGCCACAACAACTACAGGTGGAGGAAGTGGATTAACAGTAACGGTTGTTGCTGCTACAAATTCATTTACAACTATTACCACTGTAGCTAACGGTTCGGGATATGCGGTTGGGGATGTTATTACAATACCTCAATCTTCTATGACTGGCGCTAACAATCCTTACACTTTTCCAATAGAAAGCACTGATATAATAGGTGGCAATGTGTTATTACCATCTGATTTATATAGAGTTATAAATATATCTAGATCAAATCGATCTGTTAATTTTGATGAACTTGGTAAATCCGAATACACTTATGTTAATTCATCAAAACTAACTACCCCATCTAAAACTTACCCTGTATATTACAGAGGCTATAATGGCGTACATATAAGCCCTATAAGTTTAGTTGGTGAAAATGTTACTTTGGATTATATAAAAAATCCAAATGAGCCTTATTGGGGATACTCAAAAAACTCTAATAATGGTTCTTATGAATATTCCGCTAGTTCTTCAACTGATTTTGAATTACATGAATCAGACGAAGTTGATTTAATAATTAAAATATTAGGGTTTGCTGGAGTAATAATAAAAGATCCAACAGTTATTCAAGTAGCGGGTAATGAAGAAAATAAAATAATACAACTGGAAAATTAAAATAAATGGGATTAATAAATGTAACACAACAGGCTTATTATAGCCAGTCACAAGGCTTTACAGGTAATGGGAGTACTACAGCTTTTACATTAACAACTACTTATTTCCCAACTTTACCAGCAGTTAAAGCTAACATACAAATATTTGTAAATGGTAAAGAAATAAACACAGCTAATTATAGTTATTCTTCACCAACAATTACATTTACCGGCAATTCATTAAATACGGATGTTCTAGAATCTACAGGAGCGCCAAAAAATGGATTAATAGTTAAAGTAAAAGAATCTGCTAAATCAGAAAGATTTGGTGGATATAGATATATTTCTTTAAATGATATAATAAATAATTATATTGTTGCATTTGTAGGAGATGGAAAATTAATACCAAGTGTTAAAAAATCAGACGTATTATTTCATACAAAAAGAGGTATACAGGAATTTAGCTATGATATAGCTAGAACTGAAAAAATACAAGAAATAGAAGTTGGACCAAGTTTATCAATACCAATGCCCCAAGATTACGTACATTATGTTAGAATGTCTTTTATAGATGACGTTGGGGTGGAACATATTATTTACCCAGGCAGATACACTTCTAAACCTTCCGAATCAATATTACAAGATGATGATTATGCGTATCTTTATGATGCAGACGGTTCATTACTAACTGGATCTCCTGTAACAAGCGACAGGTTTAGAGAATTTGACAATAGAAAAATATCTGGTAATTTTGCAGATGAAGATATAACTTACGATACAAATGTTGGTTTACAAAAAATAACGTCTTACGGTGGTAGAAAAGGATCAAATCCTGAAACTACTCAAGAAAACGGAATATTTTTAATAGATGAGCTAAATGGCAAGATTAGTTTTTCAAGTGAATTATCAGGGCAAATAGTTACATTAAAATACACTTCAGACGGGCTTGGAACTGATGATGAAATGAAAATACATAAATTTGCAGAAGATGCAATATATAAATATATAACTTACGCTATAGCTAGCTCAAGAGCAAATTTTCCAGAATATATTATAAATAGATTTAGAAAAGAAAAAAGAGCTGCTATAAGAAATGCTAAATTAAGATTATCTAGTCTTAAAATTGCTGAATTAGAACAGGTAATGAGAGGTAAATCAAAATTTATTAAACACTAATACATGCCAGAAATCAAAAATACCTTTTTAAAAGGTAAAATGAATAAAGATCTAGATGCACGTTTAATACCTAATGGTGAATACGTAGACGCACAAAATATTCATATAACCAAATCTGATGGTTCTGATATTGGCGTTGTTCAAAATATAAAAGGTAATTCTAAAATTGGTAATATAAATAGCGGAGAAGTTATTGGATATATAGCTGAATCGGAATCACAATCCAATGGTAGCAATAGGGTTTTTTATTTTGTTAGTGGTGGTGGTGTTGGTGACAACATATATTATCATAATACAAACGACACTTCGTCTCCAATACCAATAATAAATAATGCATCAAATTTTTTAAATTTTAGTGCTAGCTATTTAATTACAGGTGTTAATATAATTGATGATTTATTATTTTGGACTGACAATAATAATCAACCTAGAAAAATAAATATAACAAAAGCTTTAGGAAATACTTCTTATTATAATTCAGAAGCAAAAATTAGCGTTGCTAAATATTACCCATACAATGCTCCTGAAGTTCTACACCCTACATTAAGTCAAACTGGATTGCAAAAATTAACAACTACAGACACGGTTGATGGCGCTGTTAATGGAGCCACTAGTATTACCCTTGATAGTTCTAATTATGATATATACCCAGGGCAAATAGTAACGGGTACTGGCGTACCAAACGACACTTCAGTTGTATCTTTTAATACTACATCTAAAGTTTTAACAACTAGTAAGTCTGTAACGGTAGCTGACGGCGCAACTTTAAATTTTAAAAATTCTGAAGATAGAATTGAAGAAGAGTTTATAAAATTTGCGTATAGATATAAATTTGAAGATGGGGAATATTCAGTTATATCTCCTTTTACACAAACATGTTTTATACCTAAAACATATAACGGCTCACTTGGTTTAACTACAGCTCAAATATCTTCAGCGGCTTCAACAACTGAAATTGATTCCATGATAAATGATGTTGGTAGAGTTCAATTAAGAGTTAGCTTGCCATCAGGAAATGTTACTTCTGATTATGGTATAAATAAAATTGAAATACTTTATAAAGAGGCAGACAACCCAGGCATTAAGGCAGTTGCAGAAATATCTTTAACAGATGCTGATGTTACTAATAATGCTTCTTACGGCGTTGTAGGAAGTTTATTTACTTATAACTACGGATTAACTTTACCTTTTAAAACTTTACCAGAAGATCAGCTAACTAGAGTTTTTGATAACGTTCCTAGAAAAGCAAAAGCTCAAGAAATAGTTGGCAGTAGATTAGTTTATGGTAATTTTGAAGAAAACTATAATTTACCATCTATTGATTTTGAAGCTGGCTACGCTAATAGATTATCTACCGGGACATTAAACATACAATACCCATATCAATCTGTTAAATCAAGACGTACTTATCAAGTAGGATTAGTTCTTTCCGATAAATACGGTAGACAATCTCCTGTTATTTTGCCTTCTGATACCAACAAGTCTTCAGTAAGAGTACCAGTACATACTGGTGATCCTGGGGCCTGGCCTGGTTATGCTTTAAGAATTGAGTTCAACGATATAATACCAAATCAATATACGTCAAATAATGAATTTGGCTGGTATTCTTGGAAAGCTGTTGTAAAACAAACAGAACAAGAGTATTATAATGTATACGCCCCTCACGCTATAGACAATATACCAGATTCAAATGTGCAATCTGCTCATTCGAGTTTGTATTTTAGTGATACAGATAAAAGAACATGGCTAGTGTTACATGGAGATAACATAAATAAAGTGCCAAAAAAACCAGGTGTAGGCGGCGTTGTTGATGAAACAACAAGTGCTAGTGAGGCTGCGTTATTCCCAGTTATAATAGATGCTTCATTAACTCCAGCTGGTACGAATTCGGATCCTTACATATACAATTCTGACCAAAGTAAAGTAGATGTTATAAGCATAGGCACTGCTATGGATCATGGTTTAGAGTTATTTGACACTACTCAAACTGGAGCCGATCAAGCGACAGGTCACACTTATTTACCATTTCATAATTATAGTAAAAATCCTTTATTAGCAGAATTGCCAGATGGTTATGGTAAATCTATTAACGTTAATAGTAGCCCAAAAAATCAACAACCATTAAATTTTTTAGGCACGCTTGGTTTATCAATTTTTGAGACCGAGCCAATACAATCTGCTTTAGATATATATTATGAAACATCCTTATCTGGTTTAGTTTCAGATTTAAATACACAAATTTTAGGAAATACTGGTGGACCAGCCGCATTAACTATTACATCTTCTACTTTTTCAGAAGGAGCGGTTGCTAATACAGTTATTGGTGCTTTAGGTGCTACAAATTCATCCGGTGGTACAATGTCAAGTTTAACGTTTGTTTTAAATAATGTTTTTGCTCAATCAGATTTAAATACAGATTTAAGAAATAATTTTGATATAAATGGGGGTAACCTTAGAGTTACTAATCCTGTATTTTATTATGGAAGTAGTGGAGAAACTTATAACGTATCAATAACAGTAACAGACAGTAATGGAGAACAACTAACGGGTAATTTAGTTTTAACACTTACAAACGCAGCCCCAACTTTTTCAAATTCATTAGGATCAACTGCAAACGCTTTACATTACAGTATTAATAGTGGATTTTTTAATGCAGCTAATGGTACTGAAAATGGAAGCAAAGATACAACAAGAGATACTTTAGGGCTGGTGTATAGCATAGAAGAAGTTTTATTAAATAGTTCAAACGTAACCAGTAGTAATTTATTTACTATAACAAATACGGGAGATGCTGGAAACCCAACTCCCGGACAACTTCAATTGAATACTTATATGGCAACAAGTACCGTAAACAATGTTTATAATGTAAAAATAAGAGTTACAGACGCTGGGCACACTGGCTCCGCGCCTTCATTTGATGAACATACTGTAAATGTAACAATAGTGCCAGGAACTTTAGTGAGTAAATCAGTATCTACAACTGCACCGGGCTTATGTCAACCATCAACGCAAACGTTATACATAACTAAACCTCAACTTGCGGGCCCAGATGCAATAGCAGTAGGCGATACAATATATACTAATTCTAATTTAAGCTCTACATTCTTTGGTGTTATACTAACACAACCTATAGGGGGACAATTTGATCAAGGGTTGTATGCTAACGTTAGACATAGTGGTGGAGTTGTGCAATCGATAAACAACTCTAGATCTTGTCAACCTTAGAGATGTGGTAAAACATGTAATATTTAAAACATGGGGATAGCAAAAGAAATAGGTTATTTTAACACCTTTATTATAAAGCCCGCCGTTACAAGCAGAAAATTTCATATTGAAGAATCCAGAATAAAAGGTGGATTTAATAATCAATCTATGGAATTAGCTACTAGAGCTTTTGCTACTGACGAAAATTATGCCGAAAGAAGAAGAAAAAACGCTTTAATATATTCTGGCATTTACAATTCAAAAACAGGTATAAATAAATTAAATGAATTTAGTATAGGTAAATCAAATACTAAAGCAGTTGATAGTTCACAAGGTAGTATACAAAAGCTACATGCTGAAGATACCAATCTTTTAATTTTTCAAGAAGATAAAGTAAGCAGGGCTTTAATAGATAAAGATGCTGTTTTTACAGCTGAAGGCAGTTCAATAAAATCTTTAAGTAATATAGTTATTGGTCAAGTAATACCTTTCTTAGGAAGATATGGTATTAGCAAAAATCCTGAAAGCTTTGCAATAAAAGGCGGAATGAAATATTTTGCTGATAAAAAAAGAGGAGTTGTTGTAAGATTAACGAGAGATGGACATACTGAAATATCATATTACGGTATGCGAAGCTGGTTTAAAGATAATTTAAAAACAGCAGATAAAGTAATTGGTATATACGATAATGTAAAAGATCAGTATGTATTATCGTTACAAAATGATTCAACATATTATACATTAGGCTACGATGAGTCTTCCAAAGGATGGACAAGTTTTTATACTTATAAGCCTAATGCTGGATTTACATTAAAAAATATATTATACACATTCAACGGTCCTAATATTTATAAACATTATCAAACTACAAATTATAATAATTTTTATAATGTTAGCAACACTTCTAAAGTAAATTTAATATTAAATAACACTCCATCTGCAGTTAAAATATTTAAAAATTTATCTTACGAAGGATCAACTGGTTGGAAAGTTAATAATATAAAAACAGATACAGACGATAGTTTGTATACAGATAAAGCTTATGATATAGCCAGTTATAACAGTAGTTTAGATTATGATTTACCTGGCATTCAATCTTTTAACAAAAAAGAAAACAAATATATGTCATATTTGCAGAATAATTCAGATATTGACGAAAATGAAGTAATATTTGGAGAAGCTATATCAGGAATAAAAGGAATGTATATGTCATCTATTTTTGAAACGCAGACGGCAGAAACATCGAAAAAAGAATTATTTGCTGTTTCATCTGAAACGGTATTATCATCAAATTAAAATAAAAATATATGAGTTTTTTAGCAATGGGAATTTCGGCAGGTGTGTCAGCTTTAGGTAGCTTATTTGGCGCTGGCAAAGCTAGAAGAGCTGCTAGAAGAGCTAGAGAGCAGGCAGCCGCACTAAATAAACAAATTACAAATTTAGAAAACAATAGGCAAGCTGTTATTAATCCTTATGAAGATGTTAAAGATTTGAGTAGCATGGTAACAAACCCCTTTGCTAATCTGCAAGTAGCTACAAAAGCAGCAGAAATACAAGGTGCTGAAACAGATATTAGTTTAGCCAGTACCTTAGATACATTAAGGGCAACAGGAGCAGGGGCTGGAGGAGCAACAGCCTTAGCACAAGCGGCAGCAAGATCAAAAGCTGGTATTGCAGCTGGTATAGAAAAGCAAGAAGCACAAAATGCAAGATTAAGAGCACAAGGAGAACAAAAAATGCAGCAAATGAAAATGAGTGAAGCAGCAAGGGTTCAAAGCGCGCAAGCACAAGGTAAAGCTTTTAAATTTGGAGCACAAGAAACAAGAGACACAGCTAAATTAAATAGATTAGCCGGGAAAGCGGATCAAGCTTCAATGCAAGCCGCTCAATACAGCCAACAAGCTAGCCAAATGTCTAGTGCCGCGTTTGGAGCGTTGGGAAGTTTAGCGGGTGCCGCAATCGGAGGTGGAATGTTTAAAAAATCATTAAGTGGTGCGCCAGGTATGTCTGGTGGCGGAAATGGATTATCATTAGGGGGCTCAAAAAGTGGCTTTAGTGATATTTTAGATCCTAATAAGTTCACCGGAGGGTTAACGGCAAACATACCAAGCTCGAACATATTTCCAAAAAAATACTTTTAATAAATCATGGGAGCATACGAAAATCCAAAATCATATACAGTAGATTATACTGCAGGCGTAAAAGCTTTTACAGAAACTTTTAATAAAGGGTTACAAGCTGGTATACAAAAAGGCGAAGAAATGATTGCTGATAGAAAAGAATATGAAGATTCTATTTATGAGCAAGGAGAAGCAATGGAAAAAGAATTGCAAGCCGCTGTAGATAATGGCACACAAACAAAAGAACAAATAAATCAAGCATTAGAACAATTTTATTCTGAAGCTTTAAAAGTTGAACAACCTACTAAAAAAGGCTTAGGTGGTTTATTCTCAATGCCTAAAGAAAACAGACTGGATAAAAAAGGGTTGAGAGATGCGCAAAATAGTTTTCAATCCGCTGTTACTCCCATAAATACAGTAATGGACTATGTATATACTTCCGGTTTAGATATTAACGAAGATGAGGACCGGGGCGCAGCAAAGTATAAAGAAAAAAAGGCTATTTATGATGCTATAAAAATGGGCACATCAAAACCTAGTTTTACTTATAATAAACAATTAGGTAAGTTTGAAAGTTACATGATAGTTAACGGCAAAAAATATTCACCAGAACTTTTACAAACTATTTTTACATCATCTGGCAAAGAGCAAAGAGAAATTATTGACGGCAAAAAGGACGATTATTTAAAATCAGCAAAAAATAGATCGATGGCTAATTTAAAAAATTTAGTCACAGCGGATAAAGCAAATAATAAAGAGACCAGCTATCAAATAGCTATGGATGAAGTCAAAAGAACAGTATATAATTCTATGGGGTTAGATAAGGAAAACATGACTAGAAATGAATTATCTCTTGCTAATGATATATATAATAATCATGTTGATATTTCTCAAGAAAAAAAGATTGAAATAATGAATAATGCACTGGGGGGTAAATTAACTACCGATCAAGTTGAAAGAATTTTAGACCTGCCTATGAATATTGGCTCTAAAGAAATTCAACAAACATTAGGTGTTGATGAAAAAACTGCTCAAGATATTTTTAAACAATCCCAAAGGGGCAAATCAGAAATAGTAGCACAGTATGCTATAAATCAAATTGAAAATGAAGGTGTATTAGATCAATTTTATAAAGCTCCACAAGATAGCACTAACACTGGAACCGGCAGCGGTGGCGGTGGTGGTAATGATGCAAGTAAATTATATCCTCAACAAATGATGAATAGGACTTTTGATATAAGTTCAGAAATACAAAACATAGTTGCAAATCCTGGCAATAATTTTAGCTCAAATAGAGAAAAAACAGATGGTGATGAATTTAAAGGGTCTATTATGGATTATAATTTATCGGGTATAAATGAAATAAGTGACGGTGGTGTAGTAAGAAGTGTAGAAAGCTCTAATATAAATGCTCAAGGTATTTTAACTTTATCTTTTCAACCAAAAAGTAAGTTAGTTTCTGGTATTGATAAAAATAGTAAAGAATATAAAGAATTAATTAGCAGCCCTGATTACGCAACAAAAAGTGAAGATGAAAAAAATCAAGCGTTGATGAATTTACCAAACGCAGTGATGGAACAAGGGCCAAGGAAAAGTTTAAAGTTTGACATGTTCGACCCCTACGATCTTGAAAAGTTTTACAAAAGATTACAAGGCAAAGAAAGCGAATTAAATGAAAGCACAAAGTCTCAAGCTTATAAAACTTATTTTGATCAGCAATTTTATTTTAAATATATACAAAACCCTTCAAGTTTATCTGATAATAGAATGGCAAAATTTAGACCTTATGTTATAAATAAATACGCACAAAATCAAGGTTTATCGAGAAAACAAGCAATTCAATCTTTAGCAAAAAACTATCCTCAGTTGGCATCAATGAAGTGGTTTCAAAGAGAAGCATTAAAACTATAATTATATGGATAAATTTAAAATTAAATGGGAGGGTGAGATATACGAAGTTGAGGAGTCTCAGTTAGGCTTATTTCCAGGATACGAAAAATACGATGGTTCTGAGGGAAAGCAATCGTCCACAACACCGGGTGCGGCTGTGGAAGAAAACAAAGCATCCAATACGGATTTAAATTCGGGAAATATTTCTTCGGCATCACCCGCGATGCCAACTCAAATAGGCAATGAGCTTCAAGGCTTAACCATTGAAGATATAAAAAAATCAACACCAACTCCAACAACCGTAAAGGATATATCTGTTGCTCCATCTATAAGTAAAGATACTTCTGTTATGCTTGAAAAAGCAAAACTTACAGACGATCAAAATACGGAAATGGAAAGATTATTTGGTACAGATGATAACCCTAATTTTGATATTTTTAACGAAAAAACTGAAATTATACAGGGATTTACTAGTGTTTCTGGCAATATTAATATTCCATCTACACAATCTAAATATTTTGAATATGAAAGATCGTTGGATATTTCTGAAAAAGAATTAAAGCAAAGAAGACTAAAAATAAAAAATGAGGAAGGCTTAGAGGGCGAAGAGTTAGATTTAGAATTACTAAACCAATTAAAAAACAAATACAAGCTTGATAAGTTTAAATATAACGTTGATCAAATTTTAGACAAAGATCCTGAATATAAAAAATACGAAAAAGTTGGAGGATTTACTAGTATTTCTGGTAATATTAATATTCCATCTAGTAAAGTTTTAAAGCCAGATTACGAAAAATTTGAATCTGAAAAAGCTAATGTAAAAAAAGATATTGAAAATTATATGAAATTTTCACAAAAAGTTGAAGATTTATATAATCAAAATAAAAAATTAGGCGATGAAATTCAAAGCTTTACTGACAAAGTAAAAGACCCAAATTATAATTTTAAAACATTAGGAGTTCCTGAAAGTGAATTATTACAATTAGAAGACGGTAGGTTAATTTCTAAAAATGAATTTAATCAATATAAATCAAACTTTGATGAATATAAATTAAAAGAAGAGGCTATATTAAGCAAGCTTCCTTATTTAAAAACACAAGGTGCCGATATTCAACAAATGGCTATTAGCGCTGATTTATTAAGCAAAGATTATGATCATTTTAATAAACATTTAGCTAAAATTGGTACTGGACTTGGGAGTGCCATGGTATATGGTTTAAATTACTCGACAAGAATTTCTACTATACTTTTTGAAGACGATGAAGAGCAGAAAGAAAAAACTTTAAAAGCTTTAGATGAACGAGATCTTGTTTGGAGTAATTATGTAGATGCAACAATGAATAAATATTCTCCTGATATAAAATTTAAAGATGCTTTTAAAGATGGCAACTTCGGTAGATTTTTAGGGCAAGAAATATCAACTCAATTACCTATATTTGCATCGATGGCGGCATCTGGTGGGCTTGCTAGTTTTGCAGGTGCTGGGGCTGCAGGGCAAACAATAGCTGCAGGAGTAGCAGCAAGTTTACCAAGCGCGGGAGAGCAATATGCCACTATGACAAAGCAAGATGCTTTAGACCCTATGTCTAGCCGTAGCGTTGGAGAAAAAATGCTCATTTCATCCGGTTATGGTATGGCAGAAGGTTTGTTTGGTGTTGCCCCCAGCTATTTGCTTTTAAGAAACACTTTTAACGCCCTGTCAAAATCTGGAAGAAAAGTGGCTAAGGATGGTATGATGAGTTATTTTGGTCAACAAATTGCTGCACCAGTTTTTATTGAATCTGGTGGTGAGTCTTTAACCACTATGACACAAAATATTTTAACAGGAAGGCCCACTTTTGAAAACGTAGATCACTCTGCTTTTTCTGGTGCTATGTTTTCAGTTTTAATGAATTCTGCTCCTGCAACCGCAGGAATGTTCATGCAGAAATTTGGCGATGTAGATAAATATAAAGAATTTCGAGCTAATAATAATAAAATTAACGAAATAAAACAGAGTATGGCAAATTTAGACGAAAATTCGTCTACTTTTAAAAGCTTTGAACAACAAGTAAAAACATTAACAGAAGCAAACGAAAATATATTATCAAATATTAGTAATAAAATAAACGAAAAAATATCTAAAGAAGCTTTTCAGGGTTACATGGATATAACATCTAAACAAGAAACATTAAGATCTGAGGCTTCGAAAATACTAAACGATAACAAGTTAACTAATAAACAAAAAAAATTAGCGTTAAATATATTGCAAAGTGAATTTAATAATTTACAAGAAGTTAGAGATTTGTTTAGAAGCGAAGAATCTTTTGGTAATGAATTTAGTTTGTTAAAAGTTTCTGATAATAAAAAATACAATAGTTACATACAAAAAGCTAAAGATTCTTTTGAATTTTACAATACTAATACGTCAGAAACCAAAGTTTTTCAAAAAGCTTCTGAATTGTATTTTGAAGATAAGTTTGATGAATCGGTAGCATCCAGTAGAAAAATAAAAGGGCTGAATAACGAATTTAAGTCATTTCAAACTAACGATCAACTATTAGATTACGTAACAAAAGTTGGAGCAAATATTGATCAAAACACTATAAACAAATTTAAAAAAGGCATAACAAACGGAATTCAATTTAAATTAAAAGGCAAGTCTTATGAATTAATATCTAAAGAAAATTCTGTTAGAAATGAAAGGGCAGGTACAGGGTATCATGAAATTTCACATGGGGCATTGTTTGAATCTTTAGGAATAAAAAGTGATCAATATAAACCAATAGCTGAACAAATAGAAAAATGGCTAAAAGTAAACAATAAAAAAGTTTATGACCAAATATTTGGTGTTGAATTTAAAGGCAAGCGAATAAGAGGCGCTCAGTCAGCGGATATTACTAATGCTGAAGAAATAGTTGTTAACTTTTTAGAAAGAGTAGCAGAGGGTAAAATTAAACCCGACAATATTAAAAATAAAACATTTTTAGGTTCAATTGCCGAAAGCATGAATTTAGTTGCAGGTACTAAAATTAATTTTAAAGGTCAAACCGATGCTATAAATTTACTTATAAACTTTGGTCAAAGAATAAAAGACGGAACTTTAGATAAAACCGATTTAATAAAATTAAAAGCTGGTCTAAGCGATTTAATTATTGAAGCAGATAAAAAAGTTCAAGCTGAACCAGAATTAAAAATTGCGGCCTCTGATTCTCAAGCAATACAAACAATGTTTGAAAATAAAGGAGAAGATGCAATAATGTCAATTGCTAATAATAAATATATAAAACAAGAAATTCAAAAAATTGTAAATAAATATAAAGATGTTCCTAAGTTTTCAGAAATGAAGGAAGATTTTGAAATGGCTCTTGTTTCAGACCCTGTGTATGGAATACTTGGCTCTTTAAGAAAATATGATGTTACAAGAAATCCTGTTTTAGCTTCGCATATACTTTTTAGATTAAAACAAAAAAGTAAAACAATAGCGTCTCAAATGTTTGAAACTAAATTTACAGAAGATGTTTCAGAAGCAAAAAGTGTAACTAATGATGTTACTGACCCCGAAATACTTAATCAAAGAGAAAGCCTTAGAACATCTTTAGGGTTAACAGAAAGTATTGTAAATAAAGTTAAAAATTCTGTTATTAAAACTTTTGGTACAAAATTACCATCTGTTAAATCAAAAGATTTTAGAAAAAAATTACAAAAAGCGTTTAGAACAGAATTAAAACCTACAATAGCTAAATTTTTAGGAAGAGGTGTTGATTATAAACAATTTTTACAAGTTAATTTTGATTTATTATATAGTATAATACCTCAATCTACATTAAACAAAAGATTTAAACCTTTTGCAGAGCCTGTTTTAGATGAAAATGGAAAACAAAAAAGAGAAAAAACCGCCCAAGGAAATCCTATATTTAGAAAAAAGAAAATAAAAAATAAAGAATTTGTAAATTATTTTTTAGGTGAAGATGTTGGTAGGTCTACACAAGGAACAAGAAAAACAGCATTAGCAGAAGCATTAGCTGAAGAAATTGCTTTTGACGCTACGTTAGACGTTATAAGAGATCCGGAAATACAAGATAAAATACAAAGCATTGTTGAAATGCAAGGGGAGCAGTTTGATGACAATTACTTATCACAAGTTGCAAAAGAAATTGATAGAGCTACAGATTTTAAATTTTCAGACTCCGCTACAATAATAGAACTTATAAATTCTTTAGATGGTATTGCTTTACAAGAAAATTTTAATATATTTTGGGCCGCTTTATTAGCAGGACAACAAAAATACAAAGGCTTAGATTTATCAAAAAGAAAAGGCCAAGCACTAGAGTATTTTGTAGCCAAAGAGCTTGAGGCTTTAGTCCCGAATATAAAAATACTTAACTTATCGGAATTAGAACAATTAAAAACCGGGGATACAGGTATTGATATAGCCGTTGAGCTTAATGGAAAAAAATACGGGTTTGAAATTAAAAATTCTATTAGCGACAAAATAGGGTCTACAAATGGTAAAGTAAAAATAAAAAAAGAATTTGGCGAAGAAATAGCGAATGAAATGTTTGCAGAAGCCGACAAAATAACTAATAAAATAATTGAAGAATTTAATAAAGCAAAAATATCTTATGAATTAGATTCAGAGGGGTTCGTAATTACAGATAAATTTCACCCAACGGAAAAAGACGCGAATAATAAACCATTAAAAATAGAAAAATGGTTACAAAAGCGTATTAGCAGAACATCTGTAAAAACATTACCTACGGTAGCGCCGATAGTTAAATTGTATAAAAATAAGGGTGATCAATACATGTACTTCGGAGACAAAGGATGGGTATCATTGGGAGTAAACCCTTTAAAATTAAAAATCCAAGATATTTACGATTTTGGATTAGACACTGTTATAAAAACTAGCTTAACTGCCCAAAGCCGTGCAAATAATACAAAAACAAAATTTGACATAAGAGCCTATTTATTTTTTGGCAATAATGATGCTGTTGTAAAACCTAAAACAATAGAGGCTGGACCGCAAACCGCGGAAGTGTTTACAAATATAAAACCTAGTGAAAGTATAGATTTAAATGTTGAGTTTAATGATATTTTAGAAAATTCTACAAAAATTGAATCAAGAAAAAGATATGCTAGAGCTAAAGCCACTGTTGCTGGTAAAGACAAAGGTAGGTTTGATATAATAGGCATACCTCCATCAGCACAAGATTTTATGGGGTTAATGTATAAATTTATTGGAAAAGGAAAAGAAGGAGATAGACAAATAAAATGGATTGAAAAAAATATAACAGATCTTTACGCCCAAGCAATGGTTGATATATCTAATACCAGAGTAAAAATGGCCGATAAATATAATGAAATTACAAAATTATCCAAATTATCACCTAAAGATTTAAATGAAAAAGTTCCTGGAGAACCTTTTACTGTTGATCAAGCAATTAGAGTTTATATATGGACACAAAATGGTTTTGAAATTGATGGATTATCTCAAATTGATAAAAAAGAATTAAATAAATTTGTTGCTAAAGATAATTCTTTAAGAAATTTTGCTAACAATTTAATGACAATAAATGAAGATGGATACATAAAGCCAGATAAAAATTGGCTAGCTGGCAACATAAATACAGATTTATTGCAAGGATTAAACACAGACTCAAGAAAACAAGCTTTGGAAAAATGGCAACAAAATGTTGATATAATATTTTCTGAAACAAATTTAAATAAACTAGAGGCTGCATATGGTAAAAAATACAGACTAGCTTTAGAAAACATGCTTGAGCGTATGAAAACTGGAACTAACAGAAAATCCAAAGGCGGCGACGCTTTAACAAATAGACTTGTTGATTGGATAAATGGTTCAGTAGGAACAATAATGTTTTTTAATTCTAGATCAGCTGTTCTTCAAACAATATCTGCAGTGAATTATTTAAATTGGAATGATAACAACCCGTTAAAAGCCGCGGCGGCATTTGCTAATCAGCCACAGTATTGGAAAGATGTAATGTTTTTAATGAATTCAGATTATCTAGTAACAAGGCGTAATGGATTAAAAATAAATGTTAATGAAGCTGATATTGCCGAAATAGCAGCAGAATCAGGTAATAAAGCAAAAGCTTTTGTAGCTAAAATATTAAAATTAGGGTTTTTACCAACACAAATAGCAGATAGTTTTGCAATATCTTCTGGTGGGGCTACTTTTTATAGAAATAGAATTAATTCATATATCAAAGATGGTATGTCAAAAACTGAAGCTGAGCAAAAAGCCTTTTTAGATTTTAGAGAAATATCCGAAGAGTCTCAGCAATCAAGCAGACCTGATAGAATTAGCCAACAACAAGCTAGTGAATTAGGGCGCGTTATATTAGCTTTTGCAAACACACCATCACAATATGCTAGAATAATGCAAAAAGCTGCTAGTGATCTTATAAATAGACGTGGAGATGATAAAACTAACATATCTAAGATAATGTATTATGGTGTTATACAAAATATTATGTTTAACGCATTACAACAAGCTTTATTTGCTATGATGTTTGGTAATGATCCTGATGATGAGCTTTTAAAAAATAAAAGTGCTAGAATTGCAAATGGTATGGCGGATTCATTATTAAGAGGTATTGGTTTTCATGGGGCAGTAATATCTACACTTAAAAATGTTATAATAAAAATGGCGGATAAAGGCAGCCCTCAAGATACTGCTATTGAATTATTGAATTTATCTCCTCCAATTTCATCTAAAATTAAAAAAGTTGTGTCAGCAAATAGAACTTTTCAATGGAATAAAAAAGAAATAAAAGAAAAGGGTTTTGCTATAGATAATCCTGCTGCTTTAGCTTTAGGTAATTTAGTTAGTGCGAGTACAAATATACCACTTGACAGAGGAATCAAAAAAATAACAAATATAAAAGACGCTTTAGACTCTGAAAATGAAGATTGGATGAGAATAGCTAATGCTTTAGGTTGGGCTAAGTGGGAATTAGAATGGAAACAACCTAAAAAGAAAAAACGAAAGTCAACTAAAAAAATAAAAATTTATTAATTATGCCAAAAGACGCGTGTTATTATAAAGTAAAAAGACAATACAAAGTATTCCCATCCGCATATGCGAGTGGAGCTATAGCTAAATGTAGAAAAAATAAAGGTAAAAAGAAAAGGTAATGAGTAAAAAAAGATTCAAAGATCCAAACGCAGAAGTTATAATAGTTGCTGACGATCCCTCTGGATATACAAATTTTAGAGTAAAGGCTGAATCCACTAACCGAAGTGCACAATCCGTTAAAAATAATAAGCAAAAATACAAAGCGCTGTATGATTCTAAATCATTAGTAGAGGATATTGATACCGGTGAAAAAAGCGTAAATAGGCAAATTCAAATAGAAAAAAACGGAAAAAGTAAATATAGACAAGTTTTTTTAAACACTGATTCTACCGGTGAAATATCTGCATCTATTTTTAAAAATAAAAATGAAAAATATTTAGAAGGGGAAAAAGCTTCTAGAGTTGCCGCAAGAAAAAACAAGCAAATAGACAGAATAGCAAAAAGACAAAACCGTAAAATGAATAGAATGTAATGGCAGTAAGAAAAACTAAGAAGGGAGCATCGCTTAAACGTTGGTTCAAAGAAAAATGGGTTGACGTAAGAACAGGTAAACCTTGCGGTCGTAGAAAAGGCGACGGTAGAGGCGTACCATATTGTAGACCAAGCAAAAGAGTATCCAGTAAAACACCAAAAACATCCGGAGAAATGTCTTCTTCCGAGAAAGCTAAAAAGATTCGTGAGAAGAAAAGATTAGGACAACCAGCAGGAAAACCAAGAAGGGTCAAATCACTTAAAAGAAAAAAATAATGGATACTCAGGATTTAAAAGTACTGATGCTGAATACATCAGCTTTTACACTATCAATGACTTCGGTCGAAGATATACTCAAAATAGTTTTACTATTGGTTTCAATAGGTTTTACAGTTGCTAGATGGCATGAAATACATAAAAGGAATAAAGATAATAAGTAGTTTATTATTTTGCATTGTAATATCTGCACAAGATATTAAAATAAACGATATAAAAAATTCAATTCAAACTGGTCCTTTAGTAGGTAATAGGAACGTTGGGTTTGGTTTGAAAAATATATTAGAAGAAGTGGTTCAAGATCAAGATTATAATTTAAACGATAGAAGTGAGAATGTTTTAGATGTTGAACTAATTTATTTTGACGTGAAAAGAACGCAATCGAATATTGCATTGTATAGCAAATCGTCAAGTCAAACCGAAATAATTGCTATTGCTAAATACAAAAAGAAAAAAGTAAAAGTAAAAGGTACGGCAAAAGATATTACAACTTCTTTAATTCTATTAAATGAACAAGGTAAATTTACACAAAACAGTGTAAGCGTTGCATTAAAAAAATTATCTGAAAACATTATTAAGAAATTAAAACTATGAAAAAACTATTGTTTTTATTATTGCCATTATTCTGCTTAGCACAAGACTTAAAACTTGATCACAGTTATATAAATGAACCGGATTTTGAGGTTGGGGACACTATAACTATAAAGTTTAATACAATACAGGTTACGGAAAATGTAGCCCCTAATTTGTATATATTTGATTATGAGTATAATAACAAATTATTACAAAAGATTGAACACAGATTTAAAGTTACAGACAACTCGGCAAATACGAATGCACAAACTTCATTAACACATTGGGATGGTTATAAGTATAAAGTTTTAAGTACTTATGATGAAGATAATCTTTCGGCTCAGTATTTACATGGTTGGTTTAACAGATCACAAGTACAAGGAGATACTAATTCATATCCAACAGATAACGATTGGTCAGTTGAAAGAATAACAATTCAAGATGGTGTAGGCATAACATACAACAATACTTTAATTGAAGTTGATTTTAAAATTAAAGATAAAATTAATACTAATTATAGTAATTATAATAATGTAACACATCTTAACTGGATGAGAGCTGAAGACAATTCAACGTCAACAAAATACGATGTTGATGCAATGACCCAAAAAATAACATTATCCGACGTTGAAGGTGGTGATGCTGGTAGTGTTACTATAAATCTTAAAACAGAA